GTATATGAGAGAGTCAAAAGAGAACTTCCTTCATGTACTTACAAAATTAGAGGAACAATAACATGACAATGGTAATTACTGTCGTTAAAAATACCAATACCGAAACAGTGGTGCACTTCCAGTCATCTGCTATCGAAACTGGTACTATTACGCTAAACACATTGGCTGCATCTACTCAAGCGCTAACAGTTGGTGGAACTCCTACTGCTAACATCGTAAAGTTTTGGACAGTTGGCGAAGACACTGCTTCAGTTACTATCTTACGTAACAGTAAAGTAGTTATCGCTGCTGCTCCAGAAAACGCTCCAATGTTAGACTTCAATTCAAATGGTATTCCAGTTGCACAAGACAACACATACGATATCGTTATCTCCAATAACGTAGCAAAGATTGTTACTGGTTGGATCGTGTTACGTAAAGTTGCTGGCTGGTCTACTAAGGTTGAGACTGTTGTATACGGTGCATACGATGACGAGACTCGTGTCGGTGCTTCTACTACTCTAGACGGTTCACCAGATAAGGCATAACTATGAAACTGATTAGAGAAGTCACAGAACAAACTAACTTTATCGTCGAGGAAAAACTCGGCAAGAAGAAAGAATACTTCATTGAAGGTATCTTCCTTCAATCAGCGCTAAAGAATCGTAACGGTCGTATGTATCCAGAGCATGTCATGGATAAAGAAGTTGGTCGTTATTTACAAGAATGTGTTAAAACCAACCGTGCTTACGGCGAATTGGGTCACCCAGATACTCCATCAATTAACCTTGATCGTGTATCTCACTTGATCGTTGATCTTCGCAAGGAAGGCACTAACTATATTGGTAAGGCAAAGATTCTAGAAACTCCAATGGGTAACATTGCACGTGGTCTTTTAGACGGTGGTGCTAATCTTGGCGTGTCTAGTAGAGCACTTGGTTCCCTTCAAATGAACAAAGAAGGTGTCAACGTTGTTCAAGACGATTTTATGCTGTCAACTGCAGCTGACATCGTTGCCGACCCATCAGCCCCTGATGCTTTCGTAAGAGGTATCATGGAAGGACATGAGTGGGTATTTGTTGATGGAAAGTTTGTGGAAAAACATATCGATGAAGTTCAGCGTACTATTCGTAAAACTTCATCGCGTAATCTAGAGGAAGCTAAGATCTTAGCCTTCCAAAAGTTTCTGAGTAAAATCAGATAAATTATAAATAATTTAATAGAACTATCCAGTTACAGGAGAAAACGATGTCAATCGAACAAAAAATCGCTGCAATTTTGGCTGAATCTAAGCAATTAGACGAAGCAAAGTTTGCTGGCAAAGAAGGTGGTACAGATTCTGGTAAAGACGGTGCAGTAGCTGCTGACAAAGCAGTTGTACGTCAAGGTAACCCAGTGCCAAATGGTGGCGAAACACCTAACCCAGACAATGCACGTAACAACGTACAAGACGAAAAAGAAGCTGAGAAAGCACCTACTGGTTCTATGAATCCAGGTAACGGTGACCAATCTCCAATTCGTCAAGGTACAACTGTCAAAGGTGTTAAAGAAGACATCGACGCATTGTTAAATGGTGAAGAATTATCTGAAGATTTCCGTGCTAAAGCGGAAACTATTTTCGAAGCAGCTGTTATGGCTCGTGTAAAAGCCGAAGTTGCTCGTATTGAAGAAGAATTCGAAAGCAAACTTGCTGAGCAAGTTGCAAAGAATACTGAGGGTCTTGTTGAGCAGGTTGATGGATACCTTGGCTACGTAGCCGAGCAGTGGATGACACAAAATGAATTAGCCCTAGAGCGTGGTATGAAGTCTGAAATCTTAGAAGGTTTCGTAAGTGGACTTAAAGATCTTTTCGAAGAACATTACATCGACATTCCTGAAGAGAAATTCGACGTACTTGGTTCTTTAGAAGAGCAAGTAGAAGAACTAGAAGCAAAACTTAACGAACAAGTTGCTGCTAATATTGAGTTGAGCAAGACTCTTGCTGAACAAAAGAAAGTAGACATCGTTAAGGCTATCAGCGAAGGTTTGACTGATACAGAAACTGAAAAGTTCAATGCATTAGTTGAAGAACTTTCTTTTGAAGATGCTTCATCTTTCGAAACTAAAGTTAAGACTATCCGTGAAAATTATTTCACATCTAAACCAGCTGCAGTTAGCGTTGACTGAAGAAGTTGCAACTAAGAAAGTTAGCGACCCAGCCATGTCAGCATATGCAGCTGCATTAAGCAAAATCAACAAGTAAAAAGGAAATTAAAATGACAACTCGTCAACAATTAATGGAAAAGTGGGCACCGATTCTTAATCACGAATCTGCTCCAGCTATTCAAGACAACTACCGTAAGGAAGTTACTGCTGTTCTTTTGGAAAACCAAGAACGTGAAATGCGCAAGCAACAAGAAGCTCTTTTCGAAGCAGCTCCTACTAACGCTGTTGGCGCTTATGGCGACACTGGTGGTTTCGCTAAGTTCGACCCAGTTCTAATCAGCTTGGTTCGTCGTGCAATGCCACAAATGATCGCTTATGACGTTTGCGGTGTTCAACCAATGACTCAACCAACTGGCTTGATCTTCGCAATGAAGTCTCGCTATGGCGCTCAAGACGGTAACGAAGCTCTGTTCAACGAAGCAGACACTGACTACTCTGGTACTGGCACTCACTCTGGCGTTTATGACTTCGGTGGTTCTGAAACTACTGGTTCTGGTCTAGCAACTGCTGACGGTGAACGTCTAGGTCAAGGTGGTACTGGTGACGGCACTTTCGGTCAAATGGCTTTCTCTATCGAAAAGACTTCTGTAACTGCAAAGACTCGTGCTTTGAAGGCAGAATACTCTATCGAATTAGCTCAAGATATGAAATCTGTTCATGGTCTTGACGCTGAAGGCGAACTAAGCAACATCTTGTCTACTGAGATTCTTGCTGAAATCAACCGTGAAGTTATCCGTACTATCTACAAGACTGCTAAGCCAGGTGCTGCAGTTGGTACTACTACTGCTGGTACTTTCGACTTAGACACTGACTCTAACGGTCGTTGGTCTGTTGAAAAGTTCAAGGGTCTAATGTTCCAAATCGAACGTGAAGCCAACGCTATCGGTCAACAAACTCGTCGTGGACGTGGTAACATCATCATCACTTCTGCAGACGTAGCTTCTGCATTGGCGATGGCTGGTGTTCTTGACTATTCTTCTGGTCTAACTGGCAAGAACGGTCTTACTGTTGACGATACTAGCACTACTTTCGCTGGTGTTCTAAACGGCAAGTACAAGGTTTATGTTGACCCATACACTGCAAACGTAAGCAACACTCAGTTCTTCGTTGTTGGTTACAAAGGTCAATCAGCTTTCGACGCTGGCTTGTTCTACTGCCCATACGTTCCTCTACAAATGGTTCGTGCTGTTGATCCTAACAGCTTCCAACCAAAGATTGGTTTCAAGACTCGTTACGGTCTAGTTGCTAACCCATTCGTTAACTTGGATGATGGCAACGCTGGTCAAGACAACTTGACTGCTAACCAAAACTACTACTACCGTCGTGTTAAGGTTTCTAACCTAATGTAATCGACATGTCGGTTTAAAAAGCCGACGTAGAAGCGGTACTTTAAAGGGAGGTCTTTCGAGATCTCCCTTTTTTCATTCCTAAATAATTGTATGGCTAATACTACTATTTCTTGTCCGATTCCTGATAACATTACTCCATTGTCACCCAATGGTTTCATGTTCAACATCAGCAAACTTCCTGAGATGTCGTTCTTCTGTCAACAGATTAACGTTCCAGGGATTACATTAGGCGCACCTGAGTTCGGCAACCCATTTGCCACACAACCAATTCCAGGTGAGCATTTAACATACGACCAATTGACAGTACAGTTCTTAATCGACTCAGAGATGAGAAACTATAAGGCTATCTACAACTGGATCGTTGCTTTAGGTTTCCCAGAAACTTATAGTCAGTATATCGCTTACAACACAAGCGACACCATCAACTATGGTGAACTGTCCAAAAACTATTCTGATGCTACATTATCAATTCTTTCAGGTAACAACCAAGTGTCTCAGCAGATTCACTTCGTGGATATGTTCCCTACTACTATCGAATCGTTGATGTTCCAATCAACAAACCAAGATGTCCAATACCTAGTTGGAAGTGCTACTTTCCGCTACGGCTACTATAAATTCTTGTAAGGCAAATTTGCTTTTTTGTAATGGTTGCGGTATAATCGCAACTATCTAAATGTGAGGTTATTATGAATATAGAACAATTGCAAGAACAGTGGGATAAGGACTGCGAGATTGATGACAACTATCTCGGAGAAACTACCACAGCAACTCCCAAATTACACGCCAAGTACTTGAAGCTACTTGTCAACGTAAAACTCAAACACACCAAATTCCAATCAGACTACAACATGCTCCGCAAGAACAAGTTTCGCTTGTATCGTGGAGAGTTGTCACGTGACGAACTAACTAATCTTGGTTGGAATCAATGGCAGGGTGTTAAGCCTCTCAAGAATGAGATGGACGAGTTCCTGTCTGGTGACACAGAACTAAATACACTACGAGTCAAGATTGATTATCTTGAGACAATGATTTATTTTCTTGAATCCGTTCTCAGTCAGATTAAAGCCAGAGACTGGCAAATCAAAACTGCTGTTGAATGGAAGAAATTCTTAGCTGGTATGTAATGATAAAAATAGAGAAGTTAGACGAAGTTTATGTAAGAATATTTGGTGATGCGAGCATTGAGCAAGAACTCGCTGACTTCTTCACATATGAATATCCAGGTGCTCGTTTCACACCACAATACAGAGCGAGGCTCTGGGATGGTAAGGTTAGACTTTACGATCAATTAAGAAAGACTCTCTACGTTGGCTTGGTGTCATACGTAGAAGAGTTTGCCAGCAGAAACGGTTACGCCATTGAGTATGTAACTCCAATAGGACGCTCAAACAGTATCACATACGATGTAGTTGAGCAGTACCTAAACACTTTGAATCTTCCAGAAAAGATCGAGATTCGAGACTACCAAATCGAAGCCATCCAAACTGCATTGGACAAAGAAAGAACAGTGCTTCTTTCACCTACAGGCTCAGGTAAGTCTTTCATCATTTACGCTATCATGCGCTGGCATATCATGGCTGGTCGTAAATGTATTCTTGTTGTTCCCACTACTTCTCTTGTTGAGCAGATGTACTCTGACTTTGAGGACTATTCATCTGTCAATGGTTGGTCAGTTAAAGATCACTGTCAGAAGTTGTACTCTGGATTCACAAAGGACTTCACACACGATGTTTTAATCACAACATGGCAGTCGATCTATCTGCAACCTAAAGCATGGTTCAGACAATTCAATGTCATCTTTGGGGACGAAGCCCACAACTTTAAGGCTAAGTCTTTGACTGGTGTTATGGAAAAGATGGATGGTGTTAGATACCGTGTTGGTACTACTGGTACTCTTGACAACAAGAAGGTGCACCGTCTAGTTCTTGAAGGTATTTTTGGACCAGTGTTTAAGGTGACCACAACCAAAGCATTGATGGACTCTGGAAGACTGTCAAACCTAAATATTACTTGTATCGTTATGAAGTATGATGATGAGACACGTAAGGGTAGGAAGAACAATACGTATCAAGAAGAGATGGATTGGTTAATCGCCAATGAGAAGCGTAACAAGTTTATACGCAACCTAGCAATCAAGTCTTCTGGTAACACTCTTGTTCTTTTCCAGTACGTTGAAAAACACGGCAAAGTTCTTTATGAACTGATTAAAGACAAGGCACATGACAAGAGGAAAATCTTCTTTGTGTATGGTGGCACTGACGTAACAGACCGTGAATCAATCCGTCACATTACTGATAGCGAGAACGATGCTATTATTATTGCCAGTTTTGGAACATTCTCAACTGGTATTAACATTCCGTCAATCGAGAATGTAATCTTCGCTTCACCTTCAAAATCTAAGATTCGTAACCTACAATCTATTGGTCGTGGTTTGCGATTGAAAGGTGGGAAGACAGGATGTAATCTGTATGATATCGCAGACGACCTGCACTGGAAATCTTGGAAGAATCACACGCTGAATCATGCAGCAGAACGTTACAAGACGTATGCTGAAGAAGAGTTTAAGTTGAAATTGGTAGAGGTAAATCTATGAGCGCATTGTATGTAATACTCAAACTTACTAGCGGTGAGCAAGTCATGTCAATCCTCAAAGAAGAGGATGACGAATATATACTTCTAGAAGATCCGATGTGCATTAAAACGATTCCAGTCTTGGAATCTGGTAAAGAGCATATCACTGCTGCTCCATTATGCCACTTCACTGCAGATCGTGAGTTTGTGATCAACAAGCGAAATGTTTTGTTTGTGAAAAAGATGCATCACCTCTTCATCCCTCACTACATCAGAATCGTTGACGATCATATGAAGTCATCTGGGAAGATGACTTTACTCCAGAGACTGCAGCGAAAGCAGTAGAGCAACTCAAAAACATCTTTGGAGACGAGAAGAAAGAGGAAGAAGTTGATTGGGAGAGTAAGTTACGAAACCTAGTACAAGGTAACGATACAATCAACTAAGTAACTAATCTATCGTATCATCAACCCTAACACCCTGAATTATGCCTCACGACAAATAAAAAAGCAAATTTATTTTATCTGCAAAATTGCATACAGATAGATTTGTCTTTTTGACATGGTTGGTGTATACTTATGAATAACTTGAACTATAAGAGGAACAACCATGTATGGCACACTATGTAAATAACGCTGACTTCTTAGCAGCTATTGTTGAGATGCGAGCTAAGAAGAAGGAAGCCGAAGAGAAAGGCTTACCGAAACCCATCGTTAGCAACTACATCGGTGAGTGTATTCTAAAGATCGCTACGCATCTATCTTACAAACCCAACTTCATAAACTACTCCTATCGAGATGACATGATTCTTGATGGGGTGGAAAACTGCATTCAGTACATTGATAACTTTGATCCAACTAAGTCGAACAACCCATTCGCTTACTTCACTCAGATCATCTACTATGCATTCCTCAGACGTATCGCCAAAGAAAAGAAGCAGACCTACATCAAAGGTAAACTGATTCAAGATATGTCGTTCGAGATGTTTGAACTCCAAGAGCAAGACGAAGGGCAAGAGTTCCGAAATGCTTACATGGACTTCATGAGTAACAATAGAAACTTTGAAGACATCGCTCAGTTTGAAGAAAAGAGTAAGCGTAAGAAAGCGACTAAGTCTAAGACAATCAACTTAGATGAATTTATTGAAGGTAATGATAATGAGCCACTCGATTCGGGATTTGATTCGTGATTTAAGTGCAGGTGTAGCGCCTCCTATCGTATACTCCAGACCAAGAGTAAGAAATACTCGTAGAGCAAGAGCCAGAAGAAACAAGAAACTTCTTCGTAGGTTTACATGGGATGTGAGTGATAATCAGTTTAGTTTGAAAGATATTATGAGTAACAATGACAACAAAATTTTCTTGGGTGTATCAGATGTTGAAGACTTGATCACATCTGAACTTATGAAACGCCGTGCTGAAGCAAAGCGTACAACTGTTCAACGTGAGACTACTGTTCTCTGCAATCGTGAACGTTGGGCAAGCTGGGCTGAGACGCACTACGCCAAAGATCTCTACATTCAAAACAATTCTTCTTCTGGGATGATCATCGAAGAAGACACTGACAACTTCATCAAGTTCGACGTGAACTCCAACTCAACGACTGTTCGTGCATACGGTGATCCCGAGTATGCAGAAGAAATGATCGCAATCATCGAGTCCAACTTCTCTGTAGTTACATCATATATCGAGTGGATCTACTCGTCTGATGGTAACTCTGTCAACGTGCCTTTGAATCGTGAACGTCTGCCCGTGGCAGAAATGTATCCGTTCTTGAAAGGTGAAACACTTGAGTCTTACTACGAACGTTACATGGACTCAAACGCAAACATCCTTCTTTTAATTGGACCACCTGGAACTGGTAAGACTTCGTTCATTCGTGGAATGTTGGCGCACACCAACTCATCTGCCATTGTCTCTTATGACTCTGGTATCCTCGACAAGGATGGCTTCTTTGCTCGCTTCATCGAAGACGATGCATCAATCATGGTTCTTGAAGACAGCGATGCCTTCTTGAAATCACGTAGCGATGGCAACACAATGATGCACCGATTCTTGAACGTTGGTGATGGTCTTGTGACTACCAAAGGTAAGAAGATGATCTTCTCTACCAACTTACCAAGCATCCGTGACATTGACTCTGCATTGGTTCGTCCAGGTCGTTGCTTCGACATCGTTACGTTCGATCCACTGACTCAAGAAGAAGCTGAACTGCTTGCTGCTAAGTTGGGTACAACTCTTGACGGTAAGCAAGATAAGTGGAGCATCGCTGAAGTGTTCAACAAACAAACCAATGCAGCAACTGCTACTTCTAATCGAAAGGTAGGTTTCATCTGATGGATAAAGATTGGTTGGAAAAAGTTAAACTTGGTGCTCAAGTCTACAACGAACAACGACTGTGTCGTGACTTCCAAGCTGAAGAAGTTAAGAAGTTCGTTGAGTGGTTATACAAACAATATGGTGTGGAGAATAAATGAAGGTAGCGATTATTACAGACCAGCACTTCGGTGCTCGCAATGATAGTATTGCATTTTTAGATTATTTCCAAAAGTTTTATGATGACATCTTCTTCCCAACTATTGCAGAACACGGCATTACTAATGTTCTTATTTTGGGTGACACTTTTGATCGTAGAAAGTATGTCAACTTCTACGCTCTCCAAAGAGCGAAAGAGATGTTTTTTGATCGTCTTCTTAATGCAGGTGTTAGCGTTCACATGCTTGCTGGTAATCACGACACCTACTTTAAGAACACTAATGAGGTAAACTCACCAGACTTACTTCTTCAGGAATATGGTAACATCAACGTTATCTCGAAACCTGAAACGATCGTTGTTGACGGCACTCCAATCTGTATGATGCCTTGGATCTGTCCTGACAACTATCAAGAATCTCTCGACCACATGACAAACACCAAAGCCGAAATTTGTATGGGTCATTTTGAAATTGCTGGCTTTGCTATGTACAGAGGAATGGAATCCCATGAAGGTATTTCTAAAGACACATTTGAGAAGTTTGATTTGGTTTTCTCTGGGCATTATCATCACAAGTCTGATGACAAGCATATCTACTACCTCGGAAACCCGTATGAACTCACTTGGCAAGATTACAACGATCCCCGAGGATTTCACCTGTTCTGCTTGGACACCAGAGAACTCACCTTCATCGGTAATCCTTATCGTATGTTTGAAAGAATCGAATACGACGACAAAGATCAGGAGCCTCTCGACTTAGACACTGTTCAACTAGAAAAGAAGTATGTAAAGTTGGTTGTTGTCAATAAAACCGACTTCTATAAATTTGACAAGTTCGTTCAGAAACTGTATAATAAAGGATGTCATGAAATCAAGATTATCGAAAACATGTCTGAATTTCAAGATGGCGAAATTGGTGAAGAGATCAATCTTGAAGACACGCTATCCGTCTTATCACATTACATCGACTCTATCGAAACTGATGTTGATAAAGAAGAAGTTAAGACGTTTATGAGAACCCTTTACACCGAAGCTGTCAACATCGAGGTATAACATGCAGCAACTTGAGATCGAGTATTTCTTTCCATTGACGGAGCAAATCCCTCTTGATTTGGATTATGAACCAAGTGCAATATATGCTAAAGAACTCAATCGTCAACGTTGTGCTGAACAACTCGCTTTAGCTAGTAGTGGTCAGTACTTGGTTGCTGGTGGTGGCGTTGGTGCTTCATGGACTACTCCAACATATCAGTTTAGACCAAACGTTGATTGTGTTGGTCACTGGGCTATCGGTGATGATAATGGGATTCAAGTTTGGCGACCAAAGCGACCAAACTGGTTACATCAAACAATGACCAAGTTTTTCTTTGGATGGAAATGGAAAGATAAATGATTGTATTTAAAAGCGTCAGTTGGAAGAACTTCTTATCTACTGGCAATGCCGCAAACAAAGTTCTGTTAAACAAATCTACCACTACTCTTATCATCGGTAAGAATGGTGAGGGTAAGAGCACGATTCTTGATGCTCTGTGCTTCGGCTTGTTCGGTAAACCTTTTCGTAACATCAACAAAGGTCAACTGGTAAACTCTATCAATGGTAAGGGTTGTGAAGTTGAAGTTGAGTTCGACATCAATGGTAAAGAATACAAAGTCATCCGTGGTATCAAACCGAACAAGTTTGAGATCTGGGTTGATAGCGTTCTTCTGAATCAAGACGCTGCTGTTAAAGACTATCAAAAAGTTCTCGAACAACAAATCCTGAAGTTGAACTACAAGACGTTCACACAGGTCGTTATCCTTGGCTCTGCTTCATTCGTGCCATTCATGCAGTTACCTTCAACTCAACGTCGTGAAGTTATCGAAGACATCCTTGATATCCGTATCTTCTCGACAATGAACTCTCTTCTGAAAGAGAAGTCATCGGAGACTAAGAATGAGATTACCCGAATTGAGTCCGAACTCGCCAATGCTAAGGCAAAGGTTGATGCGCAGCAGACTCTCATCAAGACTATCACCCAAGCAAAAGCAGAAGTTGTTGCAGGTCTACAGACTAAGATTGATGAGAACAATGAGTCAATCAATCAGACACAATCTGACATTCAACAACTGGTGTCCGACATTACAGAACTCTCGAAACAGATTGCTTCGAAAGATAAACTGGTTGATGACATCGACAAAGCCAAGACTGTTAAGAGTAAGATCGCTCAGAAAGTTGAGACATGCGAACATAATGCTGAGTTCTTTGAAGAGAATTCCGTTTGCCCTCAATGCTCTCAAGACATTCCAGAAGACTACAAGTCTAAAATCATCCACGACTTGCATATGAAGATGCAGGACAACAATAAGAAGATTGATGAACTTGAAAACGTTCTTGGTGGTCTCCAAGACAAGCTGACGAACATCAACTCTATCGTTGACCAAATCACTGACAAGAATATCGACTTGTCTACAAAACTGTCAACTGTTGCTCTTCTGAATAAGCAGATCGCTCAACTTGAAACTGAAATCAACACACACAAAGCAGACACCACAAACGTTGATGAAGAGAAGCGTAAGTTGAAAGATATGGCGAAAGAAGCTCTTGATCGAATCAATACCAAGACTTCTCTGTTGGATCGTAAGAACCTCGAAGAAGTTGCTTCTGTTCTTCTGAAGGACACTGGTATCAAAACAGCTATCATCCGTGAGTATCTCCCAGTGATGAACAAGCTGATTAACAAGTACCTTCAAGCCATGGATGCTTACATCCACTTCGAGTTAGATGAAGCGTTCAACGAATCTGTTAAGTCTCGTTTCCGTGATGACTTCACTTATGCTTCTTTCTCAGAAGGTGAGAAGATGCGTATCGACTTATCGATCCTCTTCACTTGGAGACAGATCGCTAAGATGAAGAACTCAGTGAACACCAATCTGTTACTGTTGGACGAGATCTTCGACTCTTCATTGGATACAGCTGGTACTGATTACTTCTTGAACCTGATGAACACACTTGGAGAAAACTCCAACGTCTTCGTTATTAGCCACAAGGGTGACCAACTGTTCGACAAGTTTAGAAGCGTGATCAAGTTCGAGAAGGTAAACGACTTCTCAGTGATAGCCAAAAACTAATACTTTAGGTTTACTTTTTAAAGTTGCAAAATAGTTGTTGACATTCAGTGAAGTTTGACGTATAATATATAAACAAAGAGTGTGGTAGTCATGCTCTACAATTCTAAGGAGTTTAGAATGAAAACTGGTATTTTTATCGGACGTTTTCAACCCGTCCACCAAGGTCATGTCCATGCACTGGGCATCGCAGCCTCCCAAGTAGATAAACTCTACATCCTAGTTGGTTCAGCCAATACCTGTCGTAGCATTAAGAATCCATGGACGTTCCAAGAACGATCAAACATGATTCGCTCCAAGCTACACAATGCTCGCATCACAAACTTCGAGATCATCCCTCTGAATGACTATCGTTATAGCGATACTCAGTGGATGTCTGACGTCCGTGCATCTATTGAGCACTACGACATGGGTTCACCGATTCTGTTCGGTCACATGAAAGATGGCAACAACTACCTTCGCTGGTTCCCAGAATTGAAGTTCAAAGACATCGAAGCACAATATAACATCAACGCTACAATGATTCGTCAGCGCATGTTTGAGTTGAAGGATCCAGACATGCCTGAAACAGTCCAAGGCGACTATGCATTCTATCAAAAAGAAAAACAACTCTTCGCAAACTATCCGTTCCCCGAAACACTCAACTTCAACTGCAGTGACGCCATCCTCGAATGCCAAGGACACATCCTGCTCATCCAACGTAAGTTTAGTCCAGGGAAAGGTGCTTGGGCACTTCCAGGTGGTTTTAGAAATCAGCGAGAGACATTTCTCGACTGTGCCATCCGAGAGTTACAAGAAGAAACAAACGTAAGAGTCCCAGAGAAAGTTCTCCGTGGCTCTATCGTGAAGACCGAATTGTTTGACGATCCAAGTCGTTCATTCGGTATCCCCCGAAACACCATGGCTGTGTACATGCGAATCAGTCCTAATCCAGACGGTTCTCTTCCACGTGCCAACGGTGCTGATGATGCTGCTCTTTGCAAGTGGGTGCCACTTACTGATGCATTGAACAACATCGAGATGTACGATGACCACAAGGACATCGTATCGAAAGTCACTGGAGTCATGTCGATTCCAGCCTTCGCAAAAATCGCTTGACATTCAAGCAATCTTGTAGTAGAATTAAACTGTAAAAACGATAAGGAGTTTATCATGAAATTAGCAAAAAACCTTCTTCTGAACACTGACAGCTACAAAGTTAGCATGTTCAAACAATATCCTGCTGGTACAACTGGCGTTTATTCTTACATCGAATCACGTGGTGGTGTCTATGACTCTACTGTGTTCTTCGGTCTTCAAGCGTTCATTAAGGAGTATCTACTTGACCCCATCACCCAAGCCGACATTGATGTTGCAGATGAGATTCTTACAGCCCACGGCGAACCGTTTAATCGTGAGGGGTGGCAATACATCCTTGATACACACAAAGGTTACTTACCTGTGGTCATTCGTGCTGTACCTGAAGGTACTGTGGTGCCTGTCAAAAATGTACTGGCGACAATCGAAAACACTGACCCAAAGTGTTTCTGGCTAACAACTTATCTTGAAACTGCTTTGCTTCGTGCAGTCTGGTATCCTACCACTGTGGCAACTCAAAGCAAGTCTATCAAGAATGTGATCAAAGAATTTTTGGAGCGTACTGGTGATCCTGGACTTATTGATTTTAAGTTGCACGACTTTGGTGCTCGTGGTGTGTCTAGTATGGAGTCTGCAGGGATTGGGGGAGCCGCACACCTTGTTAACTTCATGGGTACAGATACTATCACTGGTATTCTATATGCTCGTGAGTATTATAACGCTGGGGTTGCTGGCTTTAGTATTCCAGCAGCCGAACATAGTACTATTACTTCTTGGGGTCGTGAAAACGAAGTAGAAGCATACCGTAACATGCTGAAGCAATTCGGTCGTGAAGGTTCTATCTTGGCAGTGGTGAGTGACTCATATGACATCTACAATGCAGCAAGCAAACTCTGGGGTGAAGAACTCAAAGAAGAAGTTATCGCCTCTGGTGCAACAGTGGTTATCCGTCCCGACTCTGGTGATCCTGACTATGTTTGCCGCAAACTCGTCGAGATCCTCGGGCAAAAGTTCGGTTTCACCAAAAACGCCAAAGGATACAAAGTTCTGAACAACGTTCGTCTTATCCAAGGTGACGGTGTGAATGAACGTACTATCCGTAACATCCTTGGTTCGTTCCAAGCGTTTGGTTGGTCTGCTGACAACATTGCTTTCGGTATGGGTGGTGCTCTGCTCCAGATCGTTGATCGTGATACTCAGAAGTTCGCAATGAAGTGTTCTGCTGCTCTTATCAACGGTGAATGGGTTGATGTTCAGAAAGATCCTATCACTGACGCTGGTAAGAAATCTAAGGCTGGTCGTGTTACCCTTTGGACTAACTCTGGTGGCGAATTCGCTTCTAGCGTAACTCCACCTACTGGATGGACTGACAAAGGTATCGGTGGTTGGACTAATGCTCTGGAGATGGTGTTCATGAACGGTCAATTGACCAAGGAAATCACCTTCGCCGAAGTCCGAGCCAACTCCAATAAGTAATCCTTTAGGTTTACTTTTTAAAGACCCTACCGACCGTAGGGTCTTTTCATTTAGTTGTTGCCTTTTATTGAACATTGCTGTATAATAATGTTATTGTGATTGAGAAAGTGACTATATTATGATTCTGAACAATGCTCCAGCCAACGAGGCTGTTTTGTCAAACGTAGGCGAGATCGGCGAATTCCGTATTCGTAACTCGGCTAAAGCGTTCAACATCTTGTCTTCTGGTTTGTATGCCAACAAGATTAAGGCTATCGTCCGTGAGTTGTCTTGCAATGCAGTTGACTCCCATGCAGCAGCTGGTAAACAAGATGTTCCCTTTGAAGTTCACATGCCTAACTCGCTTGAACCTCATTTCTCTATCCGTGACTTCGGTACTGGCTTGAGCCACGAACAAGTTACGCAAATCTATACGACTTACTTCGAGTCTACTAAGACCAACTCCAATGAATTCATCGGTGCTTTGGGTCTTGGTTCCAAGTCTCCATTCAGCTACACTGACAACTTTACCGTGACTGCCATCAAAGATGGTAAGAAGGGTATCTACTCTGCATTCATCAACGGTGAAGGTGTTCCATCTATTGCATTGATGATGACTGAAGACACAGATGAGCCTGCAGGTGTCGAGATCAAATTCTCTGTGAATGATCGTTTCGACTTCAGCAAGTTCAAAGAAGAAGCCCAAGAAGTGTACCAACACTTCAAGCTGAAACCGACTGTGACAGGTTGCTCCAACTTTGAGATTCGCACTATCACTTACGAGACTGAGAATCTGATTGACGGTGTTCACGTGGTGGATATCAACAGCAACTACTCACGTGGGTATCGTGCCTCCAGCGTGGCTGTGATGGGTAACATTGCTTATCCAATCAACGTACCGAACCCAGAACAACTTGGTCCATATCGTGAGATGTTGAGTTGTGGTCTTGAGATGCACTTCGCCATCGGTGAATTGGACTTTCAAGCGTCCCGTGAAGGTTTGTCGTACATCCCTCAGACTATCGAAGCCATCAAGAAGAAACTCGAAGCTGTCTCCAATGCTTTGGCTGCACGTATCAAAACTGATGCAGAAGCCATCGACAACTTGTGGGATCGTGCACTCTTCTTGGAAGCTAAGAACAACCACCCTCTGTGGGCGTCTGCTGTTACTAAGTATGCTAAAGATTCTAAGTTGCCGACTGTTGACCCTGACCAGAACCGTTGGAATTTCTTGAAGACATTCAAGATTCCTTTGGAAGAAATGGTTAGCAAGTATAACATCAGCGTTACTGCATTTAGCCGTTCTCGCCATTCTAGCAATTGCACTCAGGTTAAATATAACACTGACCACGTCCGTGACCCTAACAACAATGGTGCATGGGTGAACAAGTCGTCTTGGAATTTCACT